CTCCCTCGGCGCTGGCGCTCCCTCGGCGCTGGCGCTGGCGCTGGCGCTGGCCAGCGCGCTCCCTCGGCGCTGGCGCTCCCTCGGCGCTGGCGCTGGCGCTGGCGCTCCCTCGGCGCTGGCGCTCCCTCGGCGCTGGCGCTGGCGCCGGCCAGCGCGCTACCTCGGCGCTAGCTCTGGCGCCGGCGCGCTTCCTCGGTGCAGTGCCGGCGCGCTCCCTCGGTGCAGTGCCGGCGCGCTCCCTCGGCGCCGGCGCTCCCTAGATATCCGATATCGGACATCCGATATCGGACCCCCACGGGGCTCCGCGCCTCCGAATGCATGTGTTTATATTCCCATCCCATCCGCATACGCGCGCGCAGGATAAAAATAAGCCTGGCGGGGTAGCGTTTTACAAATCGTTGTAAACCAAGCACTTACAGAAAACCCGCTCTACGAGCGCATTTAAAAAATGTCGATTGGAAGTGACGGTTTTGCAGGGGTTTCAGGGTTGGCCTTTTGGCCAAACGTGTGAAATCGAGGAAGCGTTAGCCTGCACGATGGCGTAAGTCGTTGGCTTGAAAGCAGATAAGTTCGTATAAGTTTTCCTAATACTAATTTTCAGCAAAGAAACAGCACTTAGTTTCTTGTGCTGGTGGGCTTTACGGGCATTGAGTTTACGTCTCTGCGTCGATTGACGATCACGTTGTCGATTAGAAAAACTAATCGACAACGACCTAAAGTCTTACGCCATAAGAACTTATACTTTTTTTTTTTTCGTTGTCGATTGATTTTAAAAGTTAAGTAGTAGGGTAGTTAAAACACCTATATATAAAAAAAACCCTGGAGGTCAATCGACAATTACAGTGTAAACATCCGGTTACTCGTGTTGCTAGTGGGAGTTACAGCGTGTCGATAGGCAAAATCAATCGACATGATACGGTGTAAACCTGTGGGTGTAAGTGCTTGTTTCGCATGGCTGTGTCGATCGCGTCGATTGATTTTATTGGTTTGGTGGCTCAATCGACGCGGGGCAGGTGTAAAACAGGGGCTAAGTCATTGTGGTTATTGCGTGTGACGGTAGTTTGTGGCGAGGGGAATAGTGTACAGGTGTACGCAGAATAAAGGACAGTTTTTTGCATTTACGCAAAAGTCGTCTGTGTACAGGTGTACGCAGTTACCATGAAAATCGAACACCAGCGCAGACGGCTCCACGGCTCCTGCAATGGTCAAAGTAAGGAAGTGTCAAGTTGGAGTTGACAGTTCATGGAAGGCGGTGTCAACTGGTGGTTGACAGGTACTGGGTGTTCTGGTTTGAGGGAGGTTGAGCGATGGCCAGGGTAAGCTATTCGGGTCAGCTTTCGGTGGTAGATGGTGGCGACCGGAGAGACTGGAACAGTGTGGTATCGGACGAGGAGATCACGGAGGGTGTAGGGCATGTAGTGTTGCTAGGTGGGTCGGCGGACACGGTGATTTCTTTGGGTGGGTTAGGGACATCGGCAGCGGCGCGGGCGGTGCGGATAGAGGCGGACCAGCACGTGAAGGTAAGGTTTGCGGCTGGTGGAACGTCTACGCAGGGTGTAGGGTGGGACATACCGGCTGGCGGGTTTGTGGTAGGTGGTTTGACGAATGTGACGATGATGCGGATTTCGAATCAGTCTTCGGTAGACGCGACGGTATGGGCAGAGGTGTACGGGTATTGAGAGAATGGGAGGTGATGGAAGGTGTCGGATCGCAAGGGCTTTTCATCGCCTCAGGAGCGTGAGGCATTTGAGTGTTATGAGCGGTGGTACGAGTTCAAGACATCGGCAGGGCACGCGGAGTGGACGAGTCGGTTAGTCACGTGGGATCGTCAGTGGAGGATGGTGTTAGGCCGGCTGAACAAGCCGTGGCAGCACGCGACGGAGTTCAATCCGCCGTTGACATTTTCGAAGGTTGAGGACGTTCACTCGGTTCTGTGCAGTTTTTTCCAGAGTCTCGATTTTTTCAAAGTCAGTCCCGCATCGTTGGAGGGTGTAGCGGAGCGGGTGATGAACGAGCGTGCGGAGACCTGGACATGGCTCATGCGCAATTCACTGGAGAATGAGTCGAATGCGGTAGCGCACATTGATGCGTTTACTCACGATGGGTGTTTGTTTGGCAGTGCGTATTCACACATTGCGTGGCGTCATGATGTTCGCAAGATTTTGAAGGAGGCATACTTACCTTCTGACGTATTGAAAGCGATCAAGGAGGCCAAGCGTGATGGCGTGAAGGGTCCGGCGGATTCTGATTTGGTGACATTGGCATTAGGTGAGCGGTTATTGGAGAAGGTACCGGAGCGGTCGAAGGGTGGGAAGTACAGGGTTGTGTTTGAGGACGAGGATGGGTACGAGCATGAGGGGCGGGCGTACGTAGAGAACAATCATCCATTTCGTCCGAGTGAGCCGATTGTACTGGTTGAGCGCGATCATGTGGTGTATGACGCGCCGACATTGAATCTTGTGCGGCCGGAGTACATGTTCGTACCTCCGAGCGCGAAGGATCTTCAGACGGCTCGTGAGTTTTGGATGTTGGAGTGGATGAGTTACGACGAGATAGCCAAGCGGGCGCGGTATGGGTTATTTCAGTGTTCGAAGTCTGATTTGGAGAAGGTGAAGGATTACTGCATCAAGCGAGGTGGGTACGGGTCGGGGGCAGAGGAGGAGGACGTAGTTGATTCGGCTAGGGACGAGGATTTCGGGAAGAGCGTAGTGGAGTCGCGGTCGGGTGAAGTGGCGGTGTTGTGGGAGTACAGGTTTGAGGACGTAGATGGTGACGGGTACGACGAGTCGATTGTGCGAGCGGTGGTAGATGTAGGCAAGAAGGTTTTGCTTTGTCGTCACAGGCTTGAGTATTTGTGGCAGCATGGGCGTCGGCCGTTTGCGGACTGGCATTTTCTTCCTGTGACGCACAGGTATTACGGGATGGGGATTCCGGAGATATTGGAGGGGATGCAGAGGGAGGAGAACGCATTTTATTGGGCACGTGGGGACGCGATCGAGATCATATCGAAGCCGAGTGGGATGTATGCTCCGTTGTCTGGGTTGGCGCCGGACACATTGAGGATCATGCCGGGAACATTGGTGAGGGCACGGAACCCGAAGGACGCTTTTTACCCATTCATGTTTCCCACGGATCCTTCTCATTTATGGCGTGAGCAGAGTGGGATAGAGACTCAAGCCGAGAGGGCGATAGGTTCGACGGACATGGGTTTGGGTCGGGGTCCAACTCGTCCGAACGCACCGCGCACTCTCGGCGGAACTGCGCTGGTTGTGCGTCAGCAGCAATTACGCACAGACGTGATACTTCGGAGGTTGATGACGGGTGGGATGCCGTCGGGCGGTGGTGGCGTACGCGAGATACTTATGCAGTACATGAGTTTGTATTCTGCATACATGCCGTTATCCAAGACGGTACGGACCAGGACGGGTGGGTTGCAGGAGATTGATCGAGGGTCGTTGCAGGGAAGGTTCGATTTCTCGATTGATTTGGGTGAGGACGTGAACAATCCGCAGCTCAGGATGCAGAATGCACTGGTCAGGTATCAGAATGCGCTGGGCAATCCATTGATTCAGCAGAATCCTCAGGCGTTGTGGCATTTCACGGTAGATTTCTTAGAGGCTACGGGGATGAAGAACGCTTCGAAGATTTTGCCACCTCCTTCAGGCGAGGACCGGGCGCCGATGAGCCAGGAGGACGAGAACATGGTAATGGCTCGGGGGATCTACATCGAGCCATTGATGAGTGACGATCACGTAGAGCATCTTTCGGTCATTGCCGAATTGATGCAGGATTCATCTCGTATGGCGACGGTATTTGACAGGCCGAGTGAGGTCAGGTTGTTGTCTCAGCATGCGCAGGTTCATCAGCAGATGATGTCGGTGATGGCACAGGCGCAGATGCAGGGTGGGCAGGGCGGACAGGGTGGACAGGGTGGACAGCAGATGGTAACGCAGTCACAGATGGGCGGTATGGAGCCGGTATCGGGACCGGTGGAGACTTCCATGGATCAGGGGTTGATGCAATGAGCGAAATAGCAAAGAGGATGGCGGCGGAGGTTGAGCAGGCGTATGGGTCTGTGGGTTTCGGGATTTTCTGGAGGCATTTTTTGGCGTTGCAAGAGAACCTAAAGGACAACATGTACGATTTCCCCATCGGGACTTCTGCCGACGAAGTGGCGATGAACCATTGCAAGTCGGCTGGCATGATAGAGGGCTTCAGGACGGTTGAGCGTTTGAGGTTCGAACTGCTCAAGACCCTGAAGGAAGGCAAGGTGCCGAATTACGCAGGCACTGACGAAAACATGCAGGAAGGGAACCCCGATGGACACTGAAAGCGGATTTGAAGGTCTGATGCCTGATGAGATCGAGGCTTTGTTCGAAGGTGGTGGCGAGGAGCCCGAAGGCGAAGAAGATGCTGAGCCGGTTCGCAAGGAGTCTTCTGCTGCGGGCGGATCGGCAGATGAGATCGCAGTTCTGAAGCAAGCGATCGAGGAGATGAAGGCATCCATGGCAGGCCAGAAGGCCGAAACGTCTCAGGTCATGAATCTTTTGTCTGGTGTCATGAACAGGCCATCAGCTCCGGCCATAGCGTCACCCCAGGTGCCGGAAAGTACGAAGCAGAGCGAGGAAGACAAGCGCGCAGCGATGGAGTTTGCCATCAAGCATAGTCCCGAACTTCTTGGGAAGCTTCTTGAGAAGGATTTTGAGAGTCTTTCCGACAAGAGGCTTGCTGCGTTCGAGCAGAAGCTTGAGAAAAAGATGTCGCTTTCCAGTCTCGGGAAGCACTTGTCCGAGAATGTGTTGTCGCACTATAACGAAGAGCTAGGGAAGGGTGACAGCGAGCTGATTCGCAGTGCGGCGCAGGTGAAGCGCGACATTGCCGGCTTGCTCGACAAGGATGTTGTGGGCACGGATCTGCACGACAAGTTGTCTTTTGCGATTGCGGCTGCCGGAAACCCGTCGGTTGCGGCTAAGATTCACAGTAGCCGACAGGCGACTCGTGAAGCCGCTTTGGAGGAAGCTCGCCAGAGGCTTTCTCAGCTCGTGGGTGGTGGGAGAAGCTTCTCTCGCAGCGAACAGGAAATCACCGACGAAGACAGGGATATCGCCAAGGAATGGGAAATTGACATTGACGACGAAGACACGCGCAAGAGGATCCTGGCACGAAAAGCATCGGCATCGGAGAATTACATTGCGCAGAACAGGATTCAAAACTAAAGGGGAGGTGATGGACCATGGCAGAGTTTGACAACATTGCGGAAAAGGCCAAGGCGATCGCTTCCAGGCGGGAGCGCGTGGAAAAAGAATGCGAAGCGAAGGAGCGCAGTCGTGATGCTCGTGAACGCAGGACCGAGAAAGATAAGATCAGGGAAGCTCACAGGGTTGTCGAAGAGGAAAGCGTCCCGACCAAGCGCAGGACAAAGTTCCGCGCAGAGACCAAAGCGGCCAGGTGGGCGGAAGATCGTATCAGTGCTCAGGGATTGTCAGAAACGGTGCCGCGAGACTTCTTCGAGCGGAATCCTCTGGATTGGTCCGCTCCCGAAGAGACGAAACGTCATGTTCACGTTTTCTTCGATTCGGAGTATCGTGAGCAACGCAATCCAATCCTTCCCACGTTTGATGCGCAGATTTACGAACCGTTGACGAAGGATCGGGCCGAGGAGTTAGGGATTGTGGTTCCGGCCGGTCGATGGACGGAGCAGGGATACCTGAAGGTTGGTCACGATGCGATTGTCAAGATTGCACCGAGGCGAATCGTGGATTCTCGGGATAAGATGTTGGCAGAGAGGTACGACATTACCAGGCGGATGCGCAAGCATGAGGAGACATACCGCATTCAAGCGCAGGCCATAGCCGGGAAGTCGTCGGGCGGGGAAGATACGATGGCGTTTGGTGACATCAACGTTAGTGGGTTTGATGACGAGCGGGATGTCATTGCTGCCAGCGCGGGTGGTCACGTACAGGACATGAGGCTCTCGGGACCGAAGGGATATGAAGGCTATGTCCCAACCGAGATAGAGGAGGAGAACGAAGATGGCTAACGTCGATTTTCGAAGGGGACTTGTCCCTGTTCATCGCAAGGACGGCGGGGCTCCGTATGTGAGGTCTGCTCCGTTGGCTTCTAAGTATTCGACCAGTCTGTATGTGGGTCAGATCTTGACCTATTCAGCGTCTGGATACGCGAAGGCTGGAGCGGCGGAAACTCCGGCAGACGTAATTGGTGTGTGCGCTCAATACTATGCTGGGTCGGCCACGACGCGCACGAGGATCAATTTCTGGCCTCACGACCACGTGTTCAAGTGTCAGAGTGACGGGTCGAAGGCGACCACGGAAGCTACGATGCTGAATATGAACGTCAAGGTCACTGGAAACGGTGGCGGTTCGACGGATTCAGGGTTGTCCACGTGCGAGGTTTCGGTGACGAGCGCCGGACGAACGAATACGATGGATGCGTACCCGCTTCGCATCGTTGGGAAGTCGGGCGAGATCGGCAACGAGTGGGCCAATACGAATGTCGATCTGCTCGTTGAGTTCAACCCCTACGGAGTCAATTTGACGTACCAGAACACCTGGGCTTAGTTGAAGCTCACGTTTTGACATAGATAGGAGGAAATGAGAAATGGCAATGTTCACCAGGGAAACGTTTCATAGGGCGTACGCCAATCGTATTCCCTACATCGACGATTACATTGGACCTGAGAGATGGAAGGATCCGTCTCTGATTTGGTCATCTCTTTTCAATGTCAAGTCGAGTAAGCGTATGACGGAACAGATTCCTACGTTTGCGGGGCTTGGTTTGTTCGAAGACATGATCGAGAATGGCTCCGTCAACTACGACAACATGGTTCAGGGGCCATACAAGTCATATACCCATGTCCAGTATGGGCTTGGGTATCAGATTGGTTGGATGGCCGCCCAGCAGGACCTTGATGGGTTCTCGAAGAAGTACGCCACTCACTTGAAGAGGTCTCTGCGGATGTCGCTGGAGACGCTTGGAGCTTCGTTCTTCGACGGAACCTTTGCTACGTACACCACGGCTGACGGGGAGTACGTGTGTGATACGGACCACAAGTACGTTCGTGGCGCCGGCGAGTTTTCGAACAAGACCACGGCAGCTCTGGGGCATACGGCGCTGGAGACGGCTTTGGTTGCGTTCATGAACCAGAAGGATCTTCAGGGGCTTCCGCAGCCGCAGAATCCCTCGAAGATCCTTTGCAAGCCGGACCTGGCTCCGATGTTGCATGAGCTTCTTCAGTCTCCCATGCGGCATGATACAACCACTCACGCCAAGTCCTACGTCTTCGGCAAGGTGGCACCTGTGATCTGGCCGTTCCTGTCGTCTTCGACGGCGTGGTGGATTCTTGGTGACAAGAAGAACACGGAGATCAATTGGTACTGGAATGCGAAGCCGCAGACCAGCCACGGTTTCCACTTCGATTCGCACACCGCGAAGACGAAGGTTCTTTTCATCTGCTCCTTTGGGGCTTCGGATCCGAGGGCGATCTATGGGTCCACTGGCGCATAAGGGAGGAGGTGGCTGACAATGGCAGACCATGTTCGAGGGGATTTTCTTTCGAAGAGAGGCGCCCAGGTCATCACGGACAGTTTGACCTACACTGGGACAGGTGGTGTCGATGGCTGTTCTCTCGGAGACAACGTGGATGGTCAGAAGATTCTGATTCCATTCAAGGAAGCCATCACGGCCGGCGACACTGGGAACGATCTTGGTGACGCTGGACTGTGTGGATCTGCTACTTGCACGAAATGGGCAGCCCCGAAAGCTGGTAGCGTTGTAGGACTGTCGATCTACGCACCGACGGCGGTGGCGACAGGGCACATCACGGCGACGGTGTATGTGGGTTCCACGTCTACTGGGTTTTCTGTGACCCTCAACACTACCGTTACGCATTCGGCTGTGGCTACTCAGGCGAAGGACACAGATACGTTCGCAGCTGGCAAGCTTTTGAGTGTTAAGATCATGCTCGGAAACACTGCCAGCACAGCAAACAGCATTGGTGGAGCCTTCATTGTCGAGATCTAGCACGTAGGAACTCAAAACCAAACCCCGTGGAGGATGTATGTCTGAGAAGATCGAAAGAACAATGCCGAAGATGCCTTTTGATGTTCGGGAATCTTTGGATCAAGCGGCCGACAAGGGCTTGTTCAGGGTGATGGATCTTCGCCCCCAGGCGAAGGTGTTGCCTACATCTCCCAAGATCGCAATCGTGATCCCATGCGGAGACAAAGACGATCCGAACATTTACGAGTGTCCTCACTGCAAAACGAGGCAGATTTTTGTGAAGTGTGCTAAGTGCGGCGAGGATTTCGATCAGAGGTTGCGTGTTCGCAGGGCTGGGATGGTTCCCATCGAGATGATGGCGAATCCGTTGCAGCTTGTTCTTCCTCTTCTCACGTCGGTGCAGTTCTTGTTTCGTAAGTCTATTCTCTCTGCTCAAGCGAGAAATGAGATGACATGGCAAGCGATCGAGAATGGCGCCAAGTACATCGCCTATTGGGACGATGACACTCTATGGCCTCCGAAGGCGCTGTATGACATGCACAACATCATGGAGCGCCATCCGGAGGCTGCGATTGTCACTGGAATATATACGACTCGGGAGGATTGCCAGGAGCCCCTTGTCTACAAAACGCATGGGCAAGGGGCTCACTGGGACTTTGTTGTCCAGAGGGGTATCATTGAACCTATCTTCGGTGCAGGCGCGGGATGCATGATGGCTCGCGTAGAGGCTTTGATTGAAATGCGTGAGCTTTTGGATGAGGAGCCATGGTGGCTTGACACTTCCGATCTTGTGTCTGGCAAGGGTATGTGGGGCCACGATATTCGTTTCTGCAAGAGGATGCATGAACTCACAGCCAAGAAGCTTGGTATTCCTCTGAGCACTGTCCACGAAGACATTTTGAACAACAACATCCGAGAAGGAGCGTGGCAGGTTTATCTTGCTGCATGGATTCAGTGTGGGCATCTCGACGTAAACTCTCAAACGATCTATGGGTTGCCGAAGGATTCACCGCACTTGAAGAAGGATATCAACAAAGCATCGTATTGGAACCATGTATGGGAATCTCGCGGCCATGGATTCGGAGAGAAGGCTACGGTTTACATGGGACTGTATGACAAGATTTGCGAAATTGTTCCTGAAGGCTCTACGGTGGTCGATGTCGGTTGCGGCGTAGGTGTTCTGATGGATATGCTTGCCAAGAAGAAACAATCCAAGGTATTCGGGATTGACGTTTCGAACAAGGCTATAGAGATGGTGAAGAGCAGGTGGATGGACGGTGTCGTTGGCGACGCTGGAAGTTTTCATGTCGATGGCAATAAGCATGTGGTCGTATCCACAGAGACGATTGAGCATTTGAATGATGAGAAGCTTCATGCTTTCATGAAAGAAGCGTCTCATTCGAAGATGGCAATCTTCTCTACCCCTGATGGCCACCTTGAGGGCACACCCGAAGGTGAGCACGTTCAAGTGTTTGATACTTCGAGCCTGAAGAAGATGCTTGGTGCTTACTTCAAGAGCATCAAGATCATGAAGGTGGATCCTCATTTTTTGTTGGCGGTATGTTCGCAGCAAGAGCAGAGCCCGAAGAAAAAGCGCATTGTTCGTAAGAAGGGGGAAAAGAAATGACAAGAGATCTGTTGTGGTTTCGGGCGGGGCCTACATATTGGAGTGCTTTGACGGGCGGCATATCTCAAAAATCGCTGGTTCAGGCTGACATCCCGGCCAATTCCACGAATCTTGTTGACGGCGCTGTTCCTGTAGATGCTCACAGTAGGCTACGTGGCACGATCGAGCATTTGGCAGTTTACGAAGGAACGGCGGTTGCCAAGGCAGTTACTGTGTTTGTTTTCAGTAGCGGGTCAACTCCTTCTGATACAATCACATCGAACCATTACATCGACCATGAGCCGTTTGCGGCTGCTGACTTCTTTGAACTCAGCAGCGCGGCGACTCAGATTCAGTTTCAAGGGAAGAACGATCTTGGCATTCCGTATTTTGACAAGACTGGATCGAAGAACTTTCACTTGGGCGTTTCCACAACGTCTATGGGTGGCTTGCAGCTTGAGAGTTTGGTTATCGAGATTGGATTCAGGCCGGATCCTGGGGGTGGATGATGCCCAGTAAGCATGCTCTTGTTTCTGGACAATCAGCTGAGAGCATTAGCGCTGCAACGAAGGTCGCCAAGAAGAAGTACGATGATATCGTTGCTAGGTTGGATCTTGCTTCCAAAGTAGATCGCCTCGAAAGGGTCATCGCGGAACGCGAGGCTGTTCTCAACCAGTTGCGGTTGCAGATCGAGGAGTCCGAAGCCGAAGCTAGTGCCTTGCTCGAAAATGCTGAGCAACAGAAGAATGAGTATCTTTCAGAAGCCAAACGGATTGCCTCTCTCGAAATGAAGACAGTCGAGGAGGAGGCTCAGAAGTTGCAAGCTGCATGGGCGTCGTTTGACGCAGAGCGTACGGCTAAGCAAAAGGAACTCTCCGAGCGCGAGGCGTTTTGCAGCGAAGAGGAGAGGCGCCTGTACGAATGGAGAGATTCTCTGGACTCAAGGAAAGCTCGGTTGATGGCCGACGAAGAGGCGAACCGTGTGTACGCTATTGACAATTTGAACGCCAAGAAGGCAATTGATGACCAGAAGAAGGACCTTGAACGCAAGGAGCTTGCGAACAAAGAAATCAGAATGGCGTTAGATGAGCGTTTCGGCGCCGCTGAGATGGTTGAGTCTGAAGCGGACGAGAAGATGAGAATAGCGAGCAGCAAGCTTGACGAAGCCTCGGAGTCTTTAAGGTTCGCAAATAGCATCATTGATGAAGCCGAGAAGAAGTCGAAGCAATCTACTCTGATCGCAAAAGAGATCGAGAAGATTAGTGTAGAGCGCCAAGCGGAAACCGCTAGGTTGAATCAGATCAAGAGAGATCTTTTGTCTGAGCAAGGCAAGCTCAAGTATCTTGAGGATGCTCATAATGAGCGCGAATCGAGAATCTTGCAGCGAGAGTCCAGGGTAATGATGCAAGAGAAAGCCATCGAGAAGGCTAGGGACGACATTCGCAAGCAATGGGGAATGATCGAAGATGCCAAGCGGAAATTGGAATCCAAACGCCTCTGACTTCTCCAAAGTTGTTGGTGGAGAGGTTTCTGTAGATAGCGATCTTCGCAAGATCGTCAAAATCGGTGCGATCACAAGTGGAGCAACGTTCAATATCGACGGTACAGTGAACGTCGAGAACACTGTTGCCATAGAAGGCATTGTGGACGCCGGGCTGACTACTCCGAGAGGGTATGCAGTGGCTCTTTTGAGTTTCTCGGCTGCGTCTGGCAGTCAGACAGTGATCTCTGCTCCAGGAGGTGGCACGTCAATCAAGGTGCTTGGCATTTGCATCTGCAACGAAAACGCCGATTCGGGCAGGAGATTTGAGTTTCGGTTTGGGTCAACTCCGTTCGTTCGTGGGTATGTAGGGCCGGAACTTCCTTTCAATTGGAACTTGGTAGCGCACCCGGCACAGGGCGCAACGAATACGGCAGTGAACGTCTGGGCGAATGGAACGGTCATTGCGCCTGTGACGATTGCTTACACGAAGGTGTAGTAATGGGCTTACTAACTTACATAGGGTTTGAGCCGGGTACGACTAAGGGAATTGGCCAGTCATGGCATTTGAGTGGCGATTATGCGTATGGCGTAGTTTCCGGACAGAAACACGGCGATGGTTGCTTGAAATGCGCATCAAGTAACATTTCGCATCAGGGATATGCTGATGTGTATTCCGTTGACAATGCGACCAATAACGGAAGATCTACTGAGTTCAGCACGGATGATGACGATGTTTTCTTGTCGTTTTGGTTCAAGACTGCTAAGGATGTTGTCACTGGTTTCGGAAGAACCGATTTGAGAATCGTCAGCGGAATGACATCTCCTTGGTATCTTGCCCTCACGATGACGAATAGGTATCTCTCTCTCAAGCCAAGCGGATCATCGGCGCAAACGGGTAGTACGTCTCTTCAGATAGGCACATGGCACTTGATTGAAGTCAGGTGGCAGAGGGCGTCTGCGGAGGACGAAGAAGACGGAAGGGTCCGCGTTTGGTTGGATGGCGAGCTTGAGATTGATTACGAAGGCTGGACGTATCACGAAGCTCCAACGTATTACAGATTCGGGAAGAGCACGGGGAGCGCGGGAGACCTAAGCGGAAACTGGGAAATCTATTTCGATGACGTTATCGTTTCGAACAACAAGTTCTATTCTGATTGCACGGTATCTTCTGTCGCTGTTCCTGTAGATGATGGAAATTATACAGCTTGGCTAGGAATCTACACTAGATTACAGGAACGTAGCGACATTGCATACAACGATCCTGCGCAATATCCTTCCGATCGTGAAGTCAACAGCATAAACAGGATAACCAATTCAAGGGCAGGCAGGAAAGAATCCCAGGTTTTTGACATTTCGGACGAGACCTATGGAACATTGACAGACGGCCCATCTACCGGAGACAGCATAGTTGCTATTCGCGTGGATTGGTATAGCTACATGGATGGGTCTGCTCCTGCTGCAACTATTGTCAAGTTTTATCCTCGCATCAACGGGACAGATTATGCTGTTGCTACTGGTGCATCGTTAGAAGGCGATATTTTGTATCCTAATTATTCGTGGTTGTCGGAGCAAAATCCGAATACTAGCGCATCGTGGAAGTACAGTGACTTGACTGGTACGAACTTTGAAGCTGTAGAAGACAACGTATCTACGACGGGCGTAGCAGCCAGGGTGTCTGCTGTCCATCTTTCTGTTCTATGGAAAGAAGGAACAGCTGCAAGACGAAAGATCCTTGCTCATGCAGGGCTGTAGGAGATAGAAGATGGATCTCACAAAGTCTTTTTCGTACACGCTCCTTGATGTTGCCAGGATCGTAAGCTACCGAGTTGGCAACCTGAAGCCCCACATTGAAACGCTTTCGTTGCAGAACGCAGACATTGTGACTCAGAGGTTTTTGCAATCTTATGACGATGTCATTCGAGAGATCATCAGAACGAAGAAACCAGGGTGGGCTCTCCGTGAAGCGTTCTTAGCTCCTGCGGCAAGGTCGTCGATTACGGCTACGGTGTCAAACGGCGACACTACGGTTACGTGCAACACCGGAACCGTATCAGACAATCATGCTGGTGGGATTATGTATGTCTACCAACTGAATGATGCAGCGAGGAATCTGCTTCTCAGGATCGAGAGCATCACGGATTCGACTCATTTCGAGCTTGTCGATCCGTTTTATTGGCCTGCGTTATCGAGTGACGGAGCGTATGTCGTGTGCGATCGACTGGAGTTGCCATCTGACTTCATGGGTCTTGTCGGTGCGTATGGATACGGAAGGTCTTTGACATTCAAGACTCCTCAAGAATTGTCAATGATTCGATCGAGGCTACATTCCCAGGATCTTCCGTACAGTACGCCGGGACCGCAGTATTGCACAATTACCAGGTCTACTTTGTCTGCGTCTACGGATCAGACGTTCAGCTACTACCTTGAGCTTTACAAGGCTCCGCTTAGTGCTAATGGCCTGCACGTGGTATACGTTTCTGACTTTGCGACGGCAGTTGACAACCAAACATCTCCTGATTCTGTTGTTGTTCAGATACCTGAACATGCCGTTGATGTTTTGATTGACGGCATTGTTGCAGACTTCGTTTCTACAGATGACCCAAATAGGAGAGAAGCGAAGCAGATATGGAGAGACACTGTTTTGGGTGATTACGTTACAGAGGTTGATGATGCCTTTTGCGAAGACGTGAGTTTCATCGACCAAGTATCATAGGAGATGACAACAATGGCTGCTGTAGATAGAACCCTTTTGAATGTGGTTCGTTCAGTTAGCATGCGCGTCGGAAACTTCAGAGCGTATGTCGAGACGCTGTCTGATCCAGATATCCCAACGAAAAACATGATTGAGTGCGTCAATTGCGTGATCCGGAAAATGTGCCGGGCAAAGCCGAGCCCGATGTTGAATGCTAACTACAACGTAAGGATCTACGACAACGTCACAGGAGATGGAGTTTCTGATTCGATCACAACTATTGGATCGACAGGATTGGTGACTGGGTCAGGAAGTTCGTTTACTGAGATATACAACGAAGGTGCGTATACCGCAGCTACGGACAGAAGCAACATTGTGCTGTACATAACAGAGCCCGATGTAGTTTCGGAAGCGTTTCCTCTTCGTGTTTATCAGGTATATTCAGACACTTCGCTGTCTATTGCAGAATCGTGGCCCTCTGAGTGGGGCGACATTTCCGGGGTGACATATTCATATTCGTTGTGTCGTGACAGGGTGACACTGCCTGTTGACTTTGCGTCTCTTTTGTCTGTCGCAGTGCAGAGTCATTCGTCTACTACCGCCAATTCGTTTTTGACGATGAAGCAATGGTCCGAGATTGAATACATACGAAACACGATCGCGGCTGGCGGAGTTCTTGCTTCGGCCTATCAGATCGGTATGCCGGTGTATTGTGCTGTGATCGAGAAAGATCAGTTGTTCAGGTTGCAACTGTATCCAATGCCTGACAGGGATTACGGCCTCTATATCAACTATTCAAGGGCTCACAAGTACATCGAAGATGATGGCGACTATGTCATGATCCCTGATTCTGCGATGGATGTTCTTGTCTCTGGCGTGGATGCCTTGTGGAGCAGCTTCAGCAAGCAGGGATACGAGAATGCTTACGAAGCTTGGCATCGGGAGGTCTTGCAGCCTTGGGCGGGCATGACCCTCAGACGGACAGATGCAACTCCGCCGAAGATACGGCAGCGTGAAGAAGTGAGTCCTCTTTCTCGGATGAGGATATAGAGCATGAGCGCGAAGTCAACGACGCTGATTTCTGTTGTTCGCAAGGTGTCTCTCTTTGTAGATGGCATGAAGCCGTACCCTGAAACCGTGGACGACAAGGATGTCAAGATGGCCATGATTCTTGATATCATCAATTCTGTTTGTCGTGACATGGCCAGGTATTATGGATCCGTCGAGAACTATGCTGAGACGCTTATAGCTACGAGGGCGAACTACACAAGCTCGGATGGTACTGATGTATCTATTTACGGAATCAATTCTGGGACTCTTGCCGTTGCCGGGACGAACACAACATGGAACACGGACGGAGACGATGGATTTGCAACTCGCGGATCTGCATTGATTCTCACAGAAGATAGCATTGATGCGGAAGGTACAATCCTACGAGTCGCAAGCGTAGCAAGCGACACGTCGTTGACTCTTGACAAATACCCATTTGCTACGTTTACAGGCAAGGAATACTCGTTCAAAATGCATCATGATAGGTACGATCTCCCTGATGATTTCTTGGATTTCGTATCGGCTTCTATCGAGGGAGCGGCGACCAGAGAGCTTCAGTATCTCTCTCCGTCAGAGATAGATGCCATGCGCCACACTGTTCGTGGGTTGCCATATTCAGAGGGCATTCCTCGGTATGTGACGATCAGGCAAGTATCCAATGCTTTGTATCAGATGGAATTGGATCCGTTCCCCGATGATGTCTATGGGGTTTCGTTGACGTACAAGAAGGCTCACGCTACTGAGCTGTCGAGCGATTCAGACATCATTCCCCTTGCAGACGAAGACATAGACGTGCTTGTCAGGGGAGTGGTAGCGTATTGGCAGCAGGCGAACAAGTATCAGGAAATGGGGAGTGCGTACGAAAGATGGCTGAAGACCGATCTTGAGCGGTGGATTGTTTTCAACAAAAAAACGACCGATGAGATGGTCCGCTTCCGTCCAGACAACACGATGCGTGCTGGCGGCCAGCGAGGGATGCTAAGGTTTTCAAGTGAGTTTGATAGGCGGTAACGATGCCCTTCATTGATGTGAGGAAGAATCAAGGAAGCTTGGTTACTACTGTTCCATTAGAGGATACAGTGCCAGGTGATTTTTCCGTTCTTGAAAACTTCGTGTTTGATAGGGATGGATTGCCAGTTGTCCGAGGTGGCAGGAAGTCGTGGAACACATCTGCCTTGACAGGAACAGACAGATACGTAAGGGGATTGTTTCACTTCCGCCAATCATGGGTTGCCAAGAAACCGAGAGAGTGGCTCATCCTCTTTGGCAATGGCATCATTCGAAAATCAGAAATGGACGGGACGCTGGATCCGATCTTGGCATCTGTCGGAGCCAATTCAAGCTTGTCATTTGCTGTATCTGCTGGGAATCTGTTTGTTGCGTCAGATTCCAACAACATAAATGTGCCCCACTACTGGGATGGCGCGATGGATTCTATGGAGAGAGTCAAGGGCACTCCTCCCAGCGTCCTTGTGGCAAGCCATGCGAATCGTCTTTGGTTGGTAGAACGTGGGGCTCCGTCTACGCTGAGGTACTCTGCTCCATACGATCCTTTGAATTGGAGTAATTCGCAAGGGTCAGGATACATAGTCGTTGAGCCTGGAGACGGCAACGAGATCAGTGCTTTGGTTCCTGGGTTTGCCGGCGAGATGATCGTATTCAAAGATGGACCAAGCGGCGGAGCAACGTACAGGCTCCAAGGTGTTACCGAGTCTACGTTCAGCGTCGTGCCGTTGTCTTCTACTCTTGGCGCCGTGAGCCACGCTACGACGAGCCTTGTAGGCGACAAAGATGTGATGTTCTGCTCAAGAAGAGGCATCCATTCTTTGCGCAGAGTGTTTGAGCATGGAGATCTTGAATCTGCATACATTGACTCAGAGGTTTCTGACAGGTGGCGAGATGTCCCTCTGAGGAGAAAGAAGAAAGCTGTGGCAGTGGATGATTATGGGCACGATCTTTGGTGGCTGTCGTATGACACGGACGGGGATGGCCTGAACGACAAGACCATGGTTTTCAACTATAGGTACCAGACGCCTAGAGGGAATCCGAAGGTTTCTGAACTGGACTACGGATTCCAATCGGCCGCTGTATTTAACGATGCAAGGAACGGCAGAGATGAGCTTCTTACAGGTGGGTTCAGGTATGCTTACCTTGAGCACAGGGAAGAGGCCCAAGACACGTCTGGGTCTGCGCGAGCTGATTATGATTGGGAAGCTGTGCTCATGGGTATCGACGCTGGCGACGCATACACCATGAAGGCATGGAAAGAAATGTGGCTGTCGTATGACAACTGGGGCGAGGGAGACATCAACATCGTTTGGTATGGGGATTCTAGGTATCCCAACGAAGATGCCATAACCATGAATCCTGCTGATATGCCTACTCCGTACTACGCTAGGAAAGAGATCAGGCTCGTGCCGTCCTCGATAAGAGGGAGGACGGTCGTTCATTTGCGCGAAGGCGGTACCACGATCAACGTCGGGATGTCTGGAACTCGCGGCAGGACTAGGCTGCGTGGGTTTAGGTTTGTTTTCGACGTTGGCAAGATGGATGTCACGGCTGACAGGCAATTCCCTTACAAAGAAGTGAGGCATGGATAATGGCCTGGGTAGCTCCATCGTATATATCTGAGCATGCTCCTTGGAAGAATGAGCATTTTGGAGATATGCTCGATGCATTGGATAGCGCGCTTGGTGACTTGAATGGAACCAACTTCGCTGCTGGAACTTTGAACATGGCTACAGATCTCATAGGTGGAACCAGCATCTTTGGCATGAGAAAGATGTTTGGCCCATCTACAAGTGCTAGAGTCATTGATTCTACAGCATACGATTTTGGCAAATCTGGTAACAGTGCAGCTCAGAACTTGACTGCGTTGCAGAATGCTATTGATGCTTTGCCAGACACGGGTGGAACCGTATTGATACCTCCTGGAACGTACTCGATGAACTCGTCTGTGATACTTAGAGGAACAGGCGGAGCGATTGAGAATGTAACCATTCAGGGTTTTGGCAGGTCAACGGTTATCACTGCTGCTTCAGGGAATGCGGCTGGCGTGTTTTCCCTTGGTGGATCCGCCTCTGATTTGTCTGGGCACTGCTTGAAAGACTTTGTCATTGATGCGAACAGTGTCGCCGGAAGAGGCATCTACGTAAACTTCGCATCGAATGTGACCATAGAAAACATAGGCTTGAAAAACACACTGGCGACGTATGATGCGCTTTACGTTTTCAGAAACACGACGAACATAGATATTCGAAATTGCGTCTTCGAGGACATAGGAGACGTTGGGGTGAATATCTACACTACTACGTCAACGATTCCTACTGGTGTAACAGTGTCTGGATGCTACTTTGATTCTGTAGTGTCTAACGGTATTTTGTATGACGACGGCATCGGAATTGTCATTACAGACAACTACTTCAAGGATTGTGGCGGATCGTCATCTGTAGCAGCGATAAAGCTTGATGTATATTCTGGTTTGAACATGCGCCCTGCTATAATCTCTGGGAATACCATTCAAGGAGGATCCGGCTACGGCATTCTGGTGATTCACACCAAAGGCACTCCTGAGTTTTGCCGTGGACACATCATTGAAGACAACGTCATTCTTGAAACAACCGGCCCTGGAGTTGCTTTTGTTAGAGTGCCTGGAGACGGTGGCGACACGTGCTACATTCGCAACACCATCGCAAAGTCCAACGTCATCATGGATGCGTCTGGGTCTGAAGGATTTGGCATCATCTACAGAGGCCATCGTGGCGGAGCTACTGATGGAGATGCAGGAAGAGCTTCGGTTGTGTTCGCAAACGCAGTTGCCAGGAACAATCTGTCTGGTATCTCTCTGTATAGCCCAGGAAACACGCACGGAAGCAGCGGTGACATTATGCGCAACAATGCTGTCGTTGCTAATTCGTCATGTGATGACAAGGGAGATGGATCTACACAGGACTATGGCATTCATCTCAACAGTTACAGTACGAACGCTAGTTGGATTCAGAAGAATGTAATCGTAGCAAACGTAGTGAAGGGGAACGCGACTGCTGAGTTTATGAACGAGGGAGACGAAACTCAATCGTACGGTCACAACCCAGGGTACTAGGGGGATAGGATGGGATTCTCTTCTACGATAGGTAAATTGGACGAAAGGGTTCCGTGGAAAAACTCTTACTGGAACACTCATATAGACGATGTTGATGCGGCGATGTCTAGCATCACTGCTAGTGATCTTGCTGAAGACATTGTTCTTTCCGCTGGGCAAAATATCAACGGCAGCGGAAACTCTCTCTATGGGTTCAAGAGGTACTTCGGCTTTGGTGGAACCGGATATTGCATCGTTGACGTAACGGCGTATTCTGCCGGGACTGGGTTAGCTGGAGATTCATCTAGGATTCAATCAGCGATTGATGATTTGCCTAACAGCGGAGGATGCATATTCTTTCCTCCTGGCACGTACAACGTGGAAAACTCGATATGGTTATGCGGAAGCAACAACGACAAATCAAACGTCACTCTTGTGGGCGCTGGTCCATCCACGAAAATCTTCACGACGGGAACAAAGGCAAATGTTCCAATTTTTGTCATGGGCAACAGGTCTGGGTATTCTGAAGGGATGCAGATCAGAGATCTGATGATCGACGGTAGCTCTACGGTGGATGGTTACCATGCAGGTATATCTTTGGAGGGTTCTAAGCGTGCTTTTGTTTCCAATTGCACGTTCAACGCTATAGAGGGGTCTGGCATACACGCTATCGGGTCGATTTCTGCGAAGATTGACAGGTGCAATTTTTTGTCGTGCGGAAGCTCGACTAGCTCTGAGGGCCACGGCATCTACCATGCCGCTACGGTCGGACAGAACACCAGGTCTGCGGAGATCATCGGGTTGCAGATCTCTAGATGTTTCTTCAGTGACAACGATGGATCTGGAATCAAGATGGCTTCATGTTCGAATCTTGGCATTGTCGATTGTTTCTTTGAGTCGAACGATCAATACGGCATTTTGGTTGAGTCGATTTTTGGTAGTGGATCGAAGGGAATAAAGATCAGGAGTTGCCAGTTCTACGATAACAAGGAAGATGCTGTTGCGTTCAATTCAAGGATTCCTGGCACCAGCATTACTGGATTTGTTGTGTCCGGCAACGTCATGCTTGGATCGTCGTATCAGAACAACGGCATATCTTTGTACGGTTCGGAGGAAAGTCCGATTCGGCATTTCTCAATCACGGGCAATTCGTGTTCGTTCCATTTGGACAATGGTATATGGCTAAGAAACGGATGTGCGTATGGAACCGTTGCTGGAAATACATGCGCCAACAACGGGATTTCGATCGCGGGAGCAGCTGGAATTGAATTGAGCGGAGGCGTAGACGAACAAGTGGAATACGTGTCTGTCACAGGAAACGCATGCAATGATGATAGGTCTGGAGGATCAAGAACGCAATCATACGGCATTCGTTTCGCTGCGTACTCAAGAAACAATGTGTGCGTAGGAAACGTTGTAGACAACAACACTACAAGCGATGTTTTGGATAGCGGGACAGACAACGATGTTTCTCATACACCAGGAGCATAGAGATGGCAATTGGTGACAGAACGAGACAGCCGGCTCATGAAATGACGTTTGAGATGAACTCAACGTGGATGATTGAGCGGGTCCAGTCATCGGTAACAGTAGTTACCGGGGATGTTGTTTGTTACATGGGGACATCGTCATCTGGTTATCCGGTTGTTTCAATGTGTACCCGTGGCGATACGTCTACTTTGCACGGTTCGGCCGTTTTCTCTGCGCTTGCTCACAGAAAAGTTGCTGGAATCGTCTTGCAAGGAACTGCGGCAGGGGATTACACGGACATTGTCATTGGCGGGAAGGTTGACGTGAAAAAAGTGGCTACTTCTATGGACCAAACAGGATATGTTGGATTGAGCACAGTAACGGCTGGGTCAGTTGATCTTCTTACCGGTGTCGACGTGAAAGTCTACAATGCATTTGGAGTTGTAGCAGAAAATGCAACAGCTGGCGATTCAACTGTATCTATTTGGATGCTTCCTTGGAGGGCGTAGCTGTGGAACACGATCACGTATTGCTAGATTCCTCTAAGGATAATGCTGCTTTGTCTATTATGTGTCATAGTACGAACAATTCAATCCTTGTTCCGATAGAGAAGTTTTCTGCTGTAGCATTGCCAACAACTACAGGATTAGATACTGATTCAATTTGGTGTATTCCCAGTCGATACTATGGTGGAGTAGCTTTCCGTTTTAAGTATCTAGGAATTGCCGCCGAACACATTGCCGTTCCAAGCGGAACTGATAGCCAAGGACAGATTTCTTTGTTTGGGCATGTGAAGATCCTTTGCCATGGACAGGTTTCTACTCTTGATTGGCTCATTCCAAGCTCTGAGAAAGCTGGGTATATGGTAAAAGCGACAGCAGGCGATTTGACCAATACGTGGGGCAGATCTGTTGTTGCTTACGAGGCTCTTGCAACTGGCTCTGGTGAGATTTATTGCTTGCAACTTCCTTGGAGGGTAGGATAGTGCCATCGAAGCATTCAGTTGCAAGGTTTCCTTCGAGGCAGCTTTCTGTGAAGGTCAAGAATGCTGGAAACGTTCGCATGCCAATTGGATCTTGCGCGATATTGACATGGCAGGCGAATGCCAACACAATCTGCGTTAGAATGACAGCGTCGTCAACTTTGTCTGTCAGGCAATTGGTTATTGGTCCCGTTGATTTCACTGGCATCGAAGTGGGCGGGTATGGTTCTGTAAGAATCAGAGGGCGCCATACAAGTTTGCTTGTTTCTGGTAATGTGGTACAGGGTGACCTTCTTGGTCCGAGTACGACAGTTGCCGGGGAATGGACCAGAAGGGAAACGTCTGGCTATGATGGCTGCGTGATTGCTCACGAAGATGTTTCTAGTTCTTCTGTGAACAAGATCACTGGGTACGTCGTTACCTGGAGGAGCTGAAAGATGAATCCATTAGTTGCAGCTTCTGCGATTCAAGCTGGCGGGAGTATCTTGCAAGGAGCGATGTTTGGCGGGGGGCAGGCAAAGTTCACTCCTACCGAAAGCCAGTCCATGCAAATGCATAAGCTGATTCCAGAGACAGAGGAGGAACAGCAGTTGGCTGCCCTCCAACAGGCTCTTGCCTTTGCTTTGATGATGTCTGACTATTCGAGTCATGGTGGGATCAGTGCAGATATGCTTGCTCAAGGAGAAGTCGGGGGCGTAGGGGCAGGGAATCTCATGAGAGGCGAGCTGGATCAGGTAACGACGAACAGGCTCAAGGAGGCTGCTTTCGGAGGTCTACAGGAAGCCGGCCGCATGGCGGGCGCCGGAGCCACAGAGGGAATGATGGGGCGCGGGATGGGAATGTCTAGCGCAAGGGACGACGTTCAGGCAGAGATGCTTCGGCCACTGCTCGCTCAGGCGTCTCAACATTATGGTAGTTTGTACCAAGGCGAGCTGGGACGCCAGGCGCAGACCAGGACGTCCGAACTCGATCGCATGAGTGCTATGCGTCAGATAGCCCTGCAAAACGCTCTCATGATCCAGCAGAGCCCCGCTCTCGACCGTCTCTTGAAGATTCGCATGGCCCAGCCGCAATCTGCTGGGTATCAGGCTCAGACAAAAGGGTATGCGCAGCACATGGCGCCTTACAGGACCGATTTGATGGATAATATGACATGGGCTCGCGGCTCGCAGGATTAGAATGATTCTGTTGCTGCGGTACCTGTCCATACCGGCCGGCAGTCTGGGGGCGCCTTTAGGTACACCGATAAATATCGCAATTGGTCAGAATAGGGTTTCTCCAAAGGAGTTGAAAATGAGTCCTGATGCATTGCCTAGCTACGTGACAGATGCCGTTGACGTGGTGGGCAAGAAGAGAAAGCCAATTCCGAGAAGAAGGCCAATGGGTGAAGACATGGCTTCTATGCCGCCGTATGATCGCGCTCATGCCCCTGGCCCTGGCTCTGAGGCTGATATCACTTCTTCTGGCGGCCTTCCCACGTGGGCAAAGGCACTGATTGCTGTGGGTGGACTCGGTGCGCTTGCCGCAGCGATCAAGAACCGTGGCAATTTCGTTCAGCCTGGTGGGGCTCCTTTGAATTGGGGGGCGGGCCTGGGGGCTGGCATGCAATCCGTTGGACAGTCGATGATGCTCAAAGCAGAATCCAAAGATGAGACTGAAAGAATGCGGATGGATCTTGCCAACAAAGCATACATCGAGGAGATGAAAAGACAGCCTGATCCGTTGCAATTCATGAACAGGATTCCTCCTGAGCCATGGTCTATATACATGTCCAAACTTGGCCCTGGCGAAGTCCCTTACATTGGGGATCCCCGATTGCAGGAATCAATCAAGACTTGGAAATCTGAATCAGAGGCGGCGTCCAAGGAGACCGGTTCGCGTGCCAATATCAGGTTGCTGGATACCATTGCATTTTTGAAGATTTTGGCTCCTGAGCTTCTAGAGAACCCGGCTGTGGCCAGGTCTTTCAGGAAAGCATTTGGCGAAGATATATCTATGAGCGATACGGGCGAGCAGCCTGAATACACCTTGGATGAATTGCTGAATATGATGCAAGCCAAAGGCGGGATCTTTGGGAACTGATAAGCTGAAAGACATGATTCGAAAAGCTCTGCCTGGCAAGTCAGATGAAGAGCTTGCGGAGATGGAGAAGCTCGGGACGCTTGAAGGTGCGTTGCGTGAATCTCCTATGTATTCCAGCCCCAAGGCTGGCTCAACGCCGGCGCCCTCTTCTGGGTTGGGTATGGTCGTTACCAAGGAAGCCAAAGCAGATCTAACTAGGGGAACAGATCTCTATGGCATGGAGGGACTGTCTTCGGCACAGAAGATTTCTATTGCCAAAATGCCTCGAATGCTGGTCGAGCGATATGTCAAGGCGTATGCGTTCGAGAAGAGCGCCGTTGAAAAAGCAGGGAAAACTCCCAAGTTAGATTCATTTGCAGACATTGCTGCTAAGCCATTCAAGGGCGTTCCTGGTGGGTTTATGTGGACCATGGACGTCGTGGATAGGTTCACTCAAGATTGGATGTTTGCGGTAGCTGATGATCTTTTCACGGGAGGCAAGAGTCCAGAAGATATATGGAAAAGGGTTCATGGAGTTTTGAAGGGCGATGAACACATCGAGTTTGCTCAGGTACTGGACAATCTCCCGAGAGAGCACAAAAGAGCCTTGGCAGAAGGGCTCATGGCAGCCAAGATTGCGTTTCAAGGCGTTGACTTGCCGCATCAATTTCAAGGCGTCGAAAATGTTCTTGAGTCATTGCTGCCTGGTCAAACGAAAGAAGATGCGACATGGGAGAATGCGCGCAAGGTATATGGATTCATGGGAGACATGACGCTTGACGCTTCTCTCATTGGCGGAGGGGTCGGAATGGGCCTCAGGTCGGCGGCAGCTATTCCGAAGTTGTCGCGTGCGTCCAAGGTTCTCACCGTTGCTTCTCATGTTGCGGATCCAATGCATGGCGCTGGAGTAGGACTCAAGAAAGGTGCCGATGCTGCTCTCGCTGAATTGTCGAAACATGACAAACTGAACAAGGCACTGAGGACTACGTTCATTCGGGGAACTGGTCTCAAGGAGCTTGATAGGGAGATAGATACATTATCAAGCTTGGAGCCTTATTTGCGTGACAAGATGATGGGGGAAGCGAGCAAGGTTTACAAGGACATGAAACCTTTGCTGAAGAAAGGATACTCCGTTCACGTTCTCGCAGAGGAAAGAAACTTTGATGAGGTTTTGTCTCTTGCTGGCAAAGTGGCTGCTGGAGAAATATCCTTTGATGACATTGCTGACCATCGAAGTTTTACGTTTGTTAGAAAAAACTTCTCAAACCCCAGGGAAGCGAAGAAAACAGTTCAGATGCTTTCCAATAATTTTGCAGAGGACGCAGATGAGCTTGCCAGGCATGTAGGTCGTTACAGAGATTTTTGGGAAAACTCTCGTAACATTCGCATTGCTTACGGCGTTTCTCCAGACAGGCTAGGCTCGCTGACAGGAAAGATGGAGCGTAAACACAAACGTTTATTGGCTCAGCACAAGGAAGCTTTCTACAATGCAATCGAGGAGACGAAACGAAGCACTGCCAAGCGCATAGAAGACTCTCGTGTTGCGATCGACAGAAACAAGATCGTGATCTTGGAAGCCGGAGAAAGAGGGACGAAGTCCTTTATGCAGGACATGGCGACCAAGCAAAATGCTTCAGTCGATGACTTCATGAGAGCGTATCGTTCAGAGTTTAGTCATGCTGTTGCTAAGAGCATCCTAGACAACAAAGACCATCTATCAGCGATCGAGTATCTTCAGCGGCTTCAATCGTCACATAGGTATCTTGTGTCGCAAGCGTCGAAAGATCCTATCGTTCTGAAACTCCAAAAGGACATCATAGATCTTCGGAGAGAAATTGCCAAGTCGCCAAACTATGTGCCGCACATGGCTACGAAGGATGGCTTAGAGGCTATGAATCGGTTTGGGGAGCGGTTTCCGAGAGGATCCAGGTTCAGCAACGTCGCGGCTGAAGACATTCACAGAGAATGGTCAACAAAACTAGGGCGTGCTCTTTCTCACGAAGAGATTGAGGATAGAGTTAGATCTGGGATGTGGAAGCATGGCGGCCAAGAAGGGAAGTTCACTTCTCTTGCCGATGCGGCCAAGTTTGAGCCTGGACCAATCTACAAGAAGGATCACTTTGGAACCAAGATACTGAAGAAGTTCAGGAAAAACGATACCAGGGAAATTGCGGATCTGTTTGAAGTCGATCCCGCTACGATCTTGGCAACAGGGTCAAGGAACACAGCGCGGTCTGCGGCAGCGGCCAATTTCTGGAGCGAGCTGATAACCCCTGGCAGCCCATACATCAGAGAAACTCTGGATGATCTCAGCCCGCGAGACAAGAAAATATGGGTCAAGTTAGGGAGCTTGCCTGGTGGCGAACAGGTCGTTCTCATGCAACCGGATCTTGGCAAGCTATGGGTTCAGCGGCGTGCCGCTGCTGCTATGCTTGATGCGTCTCGGCCATTCATGAAAAACGGAATTGATCCTCTAGCCATTAGAGCCATTGACAGCATGAAGAAGTGGTGGATCAGTTATACGTTGCCGCTTTATCCTGCTTATCATTCAAGGAACGCTTTCGGCAACTTCTTCAACATGACTCATGCTGGGTTTGCTATGGATCCCAGGTATTTTTCGAGCGACGTGACATCTTGGTACAAAGCCAAACACCTGCAATTTCTCGGGCAATTCAAAGATCATAAAGGGTCCAGCAATATACGCTTCCCGATCAAGGGTTTCAAAGATGGCATTTCCGGTGACGAGATGCATAAGCTTGCGTCTAGGGTGGGAGTATTAGATTCTGGGTTTCTGTCTACTGAATTGGATGCTGTTTTTCAGTCTACCAGCATGGCTAACAATTGGTCATCATGGGTTCCCGGATCCCAGAACTGGCACATGGTCAGGTATGGACGCGAGGCAGGTCGCTGGATAGAGAACTCTGATAGGCTGGCCCTGTTTGCGTCTCAGCTTGCCCGTGGGAAGTCCATCGAGGATTCTGCTGCCATTACAAAGAAGTTTCTCGGGAACTTCAACAATATGATGATGACTCCATTCGAGAGACAATTTATGCAGAGGATGTTTCCATTCTGGCGATGGATGAGATTCAACATCCCCTTGCAGTTTGAGCAGCTCATGTTCAACCCGATGGCTCGCTATCGTATGACGAACCTTAGAAGGATCCATGAAAACTTCTTTGAACCGGAAGGATTACAAGATGGCATGCTTCCTGGATGGGCTAGCACGTTTGTCGAGGATCTAGGGTCTGTTTCAACCGGCTTCAACCCAGAATCTGGCGAAATGAGATTCAATGCCCTGGAAGGTTGGTTGCCGGCCGCAGACATCGGGAACATTGTTGGGGCCTTGGATTCGAAGAACTCCATTTCGAGGTTCGCTCTGCAAAGCTCTTTTCCGTTAGTCAAGATGTTTGCCGAATCTGCGATTGGAGTCCCATCCATCGGAGAACCGGAACCATTCGAAGGCGAGACTCAAGAGTTTCTTGGGATGCGGATGCCCAGGCAGGCTGTTGCGATTCTTAGGAACATAAGGTTTCTCAACGAGCTTGACAGGAATGATCCGTTCTCCTCGTTCGTAGGTCCAAACAGCGTGCTGAAGTTCCACAAAGACAGAAAAGAGCTGGAAGCGAGTGAAAAGCTGATTCGTGCATTAGGCGGACTGGGCACATACTATCAGAATCCGAATGCGGAAATACTGAAAATGAGATACGATCAGATGGAGCAGATCGGAATTGCCAAGGGCGCTGCTATCAGGACTCTTGAAGAAAGAGCCAAAGATATGAGTCGCAGAGCAAAGCTTCTACGGGAGGCAGAAGCGTGGCTCGAAGATGCTGAGAAAAGATTCAACAAGCAGTTAGGCAAAGAAAAGTAGGAGGACCCCGACATGTTGACACTTCCGCCAGGATCTACGATCAAGCCTTTAGATGGATCAATGGTTTGCCGTGCATATCTTAGCACTGGCAAATACAAAGAAGGGCAGAACATCATCATTCCAGATACTGCCCTTGAAGAAGTTTTCTTCGCTCAGGTATTCAAAGTCGGCAAAGGTAGAGTCATTGACGTGATTCACGATGATGACGAAGCTGTTGTGCTTCGTAAGCCGGTTCCTTTTGCAGAAGGAGAGGACATCGTATTTGCGAGATACCATGGCGAACGAGTCAAGATCGGTGAAGATATGTTTATTGTTATGAGGCATGATGATGCCATTGCGACCGTGGAGCTATCCAAGGATGGCTGGTTCAGATTCGCCAGTGACAAAGATTACGATTTCATGAAGCAACTAGATGGGATTCGAACGCCTGGAGAATAGATGGACATGCAAGACGCTCTAACTGGTATTCTGGGCGCTGCTGGAGGTTTTCTTAGTGCATGGATCGAAAAAGAGTTTCGAACGCAGCGCCCATTGAAACGTTTACAGGATGAGTATATGTCGAGGAAAGAGTGCGCCATACAACATCGGGCTTTATCGGAAAAGTTCGTGGTCGGAGAATCTGTACACAAGGAACGCATAGATACGCTGCATAGAGAATTGAAATCCGACATCAATGACCTGAAGAACATGTTGCATAGTCAAAACTCAGCCATAGAATCTCAAACGGCTACTATCATCAAGATATTGATGCGCAACGGATTCAGGAAATAATGATGCCAAGCCGTAACCTTGAAGATCTTCACCCTGTGGTTAAGGATAGAGCCAAGAGGATCAGGTCTGCTATGTTTGCCATTGGGACTCCCATCTTGATTACCTGCACCTACCGATCGAACACAGAACAATCCAAGCTCTATGAACAGGGTCGATCTATGCCAGGGAGAATCGTAACGAACGCGAAGCCCGGAAAGAGCCCGCACAACGTTACCAGAACCATTGCAGGAGTCGTGGAGCCGTCTGCATTGGCGTTCGATATTTGTTTCGGCACTCCTCGGCCTGGATCATTTGGAAGATTCTCGAAAGTGACTTGGAATGGCCCTTGGGATGTCGTCGCTACTCTCGCCCGCCACATCGGCCTTGCGTGGGGCGGGGACTGGTCACATGCGCCTGATATGGCTCATTTCTACCATCCGCAATGGCGTGATTTGGCACGGGAGGGCGGGTTCTCGTGCTAAATGAGGTAGATTAGAATGTGGGTTCCGACCATATCGGGGTCTGTTGTGACTTTGACTTCTGTGGTGTGCTTGCGAATGTATTTGATTCTGTCGTCTACGTAGACCACGCCGGTGAGCGCATCGAAGATGGCTTTCTCGATGTTGTCGGGATCGCCAAGGCCATGCAGCTCGTTTTCGTCGTCCACGATAATCATGATGTGGATGAACAGCTTCCCATCGTAGGGATAGAATCCTGGGGCTGCTCCGGTGAGTTCTATCTCTTCCCTGGCGATCGTGGCAAGCCTTTCACCCCAAGCTCTCAGGTCAGCGCGTTTGTATTTGTTCCTCTGGCCGCGCATTCTCTGCCATGTATGCGGCAGGTCGCCCGTATGAATGCTGATTGCCTTACGCATAGAGGATTTCGCTTCTGCCGCTTCGTTTCTCACGCTCCCGGTATTCAGGAGGTGTCCAGACGCCATCACGGCCTTCTCCGTCAGCATAGGCCATCAATGTCGAGGGAGGGTCAGAATGGTCGATGTAACTTACGCAGTCACACAGATCGTCCGGTCCCTTTGTAAGCTTGGCTGATTCAGAGTTCCATGTCCAGCGTTTCGCTTCTGCTATGAACCTGGAGCAGTTGCGCCATACCATGTATTTCTTATCGACGAACCTGGAGTTCAATCGCATGAGCCGAGCCCTCTTGTTCTTGCGATCAGCATCCACAGTGGTGATCTTGTAATCTTCCTCGATGATGTCCTTCATGGTCCTACCCATGGCGTCAGCTTTTTGTGGTTCATTCGAGAACGGATCTATCAACGTAAGCACTGATTCAAACGGATGATACGGGTCCATTTCTCCTTTTTCTTTGGCTACGAACATTTCGCAGAAGGCGCCGAGGTCGTTCTTTGATTGAGGCAGGTAGGTTTCGTCGAAGATGTGGCCCATCCAGGAACCGTCTCGCTCTAGGTAGGCGATATGGATCGCGGCAAACGGTCGGCTGCCTGCCGGGTCGATCGCTGAGACGATGATTGAATCCGGCGGCAATTCGAACGCATCAATGATGTTCTTCGAGGAGAGTCCCTTCAGGACAAGTCCGCCTACGTGCATGGGAAATCCATGCTCACGCGCCAGGCGTTCATCGGGATCCGTGATCTTCTTCAGCCATATTCTGACGTTTTCGCACGTTTGGTCGTGGCACCCCCCGTTCTCACGGGTGTTGTCCCAGATCGAATGCCAGGTCACTGTGGAATCTTCGTTCTCGCCGTTGATGATCTCTTCCCAGAACCAACCTGACGCATCCAGGAGGGTGCATCCAACAATCGTTCTGCCCCCAGTAGAAACCATGCCTCGCTCCAAGCCCGTCCAGAAGTCCCTTGGCGGCGGTTCGTCCCATACGTTCAGATCCCCTTCGATACCTTCTACGTCTCTCTTGCTCATGTGGTGTGACATGAACATGATCTTGGCGCCGTTGAACCACGTAAACTCGCTCGGACTACCGTGCTCATCCTTGCGGGTCACTCGGTACATGCTGTCCGGCCACCACTTGGAGAACTCGTTGACCACCTCTGGCAAGTGTACCTTGAAGCTTGGCAGAACGTACCGGCACCGGGCCGGCCGGCCGGTTCTTTGCATGGAGTTGCTCTTCAGTCCACGGGTGGCCCACTCATTGCTCTCTGGGTACCATGGGCGCCTGCCGAGACAGAAAGACCCAGCTTCCAGCACCAGTTTCGTCGTTTTCGCTGCCCGGTTGCCTCCTACGCTGACCCTCAATTGGGAATCAGATTCAAACCAGGCCACGTCTCCAGTAGATTGGCTGCCCGGCATGCCGCCTTGCTCGACAATCCATTCTGGCGGCGCTGGCTTGTTGGGGCTGTAAAATGCTGCGGGGAAAAGCTTTTCTAGGACAGCTCTCTTCACGGCTGGATTTTTGATTGACGAACTCATGCCTGGATCATACAATACGGATCGTTGGGAGTCATTACTCCATTCACACTCGATGCGTCATCCGCCAGGAGCCCTGCCCTGCAAAGGGGTGGGGTTTCTGGTTTTTGGTGTTGACGATTATTCTCGCGCATGGCAATATCAACATCAGTTCCCACCTGTGATTTTCGGTGGCACGACGATGCATGGCATACCTTCACGATATAGAGTCCATACGGGCCGCCTGGCCTATTGAAAGAATCCTGAACGACTTAGGGTTTGATGTCGTTCGTGGACGATCCAGGTGCCCATTGTGTGACCCTCAAAAGTCCAGAGACCGGAAAGATGCTATGTCCATCAAGGGCGATTTATGGCATTGTTTCAGGTGCGGAGAGGGAGGAGATGTCTTTGATCTTTTCCGGAAGACCCACGGGGTTCGTTTTCGGGAGGCGCTTGAGGCTCTCTGTGCCAGTAGCGGAATCATGCCAACCGCTATTGGGTACCGTGCCAGCAGATTGCCTCGCGTCTCCCGAAAACGCATCGAAGGTCTGATTCGATCGAATTGGTCAGGTATGAACTCTCTCATCAAAAGGGAAAGAGATGCCGCAATCGCTCAGTCCAGGGCATGCAAATCCACAGAAGACGCGCTGTGGGATTCCGTAGAGGCTGAAGCTGTTGCGTTGCGGCGTTGGAACGAGTTGGATGCAGTGACTCAGGAGTTGATGTTTTATCTTCAAAGGAGGTGAATAAGATGCTACCGGAGTACGATGAACTGAAGTCCAGAGCAGATTTTGTTGGCGGAGTCATCAAAGAAGCCAAGTCAGATGGCAAGGTGACGCTCGCCGAAGCCATCAAGATCGTCGTCACGATCGGTTTCAATGTGTTTGAAATCGGCGAAAAGGCGGGCTCTTCCGATCACGACATGGTCGTGTCTTGGTGCAAAGACATCATCAAGAAGCTCTACCATGATCCCGATGTAGGTATCAACGTTGATATTCCTGTCCTTTTCGAACCGGCGGAGACGTGGTTTGAGAACATCATCATCGACTCAATCATTGACACTGTTGCTGATCTGCTTTTCAAAAGGAAGGAGAAACTGAATGCCTCGTAAGTCCAACCCCAATGATGCTAAGCCAATTGCCCTCTCGAAGAAGTCAACGAGCGATTGGAGAGGTATCCGCCTGAAGTACCCTATGACGGTTCATTTGCCCAAGGGAGATACCCAGGTTGGAGAATACGCATGGCTCGTATTCAACGTGAAGACCAGGGAGCAGGTCGTCCTGGAAGACGAGAATCTTCGCAAGGTGTTTTCCCCTCGCGGGAAAAAGAGCAAAGAATCCATGGACTGGGCCGGATCGTTCGTGGAGGATTCTGATGTCTCTTCGGATGATAACGAGGAAGCCCCCGAACTGGAAAGAGAATCGTAGAGGGTCATCGGCAAGCAGCGGGAGCGAGGAAACCCTCTTCGCTCCCGCTGCGTTGGAGGCTTAGGAAATGAGAGCGACGACAGAGAGGCCGAAGGTTTCAGGTTGGTATTGGTATCGAGCTGTTGGCCCAGGCCCGAATCCAACCAAAGGTCCGTGGGGATTGTCATGGATTGGAGACATCGAAATCCGTAACATGCGTCTAAGGGTTCCAGAAGGAGAATGGTCAGACGAACCGATTCCGTATCCAGAAGAAAACGACTAGCAAAGAAAGATCGTGACGTGGCAACATCCCACCCATGCACAGATCTAGGCAATTCATACAGATTTGTAGATCTGTATGGACATATTGTTAGGTTCTCTCCCAAGAGCGGTTGGTGGTGCTATGACGGTAAGCGTTGGATTCTCTCGCAAGAAACCGCTATCGAGTTAGCTTGCAATACTGCCCTGTCTATCATGGCTGAAGCTCAGAACGCGAGTGACGAAGAAGAAGCCAAGAAGATATTCAGTTGGGCAAAGACATCGCAGTCCGCATCTAAGATTATGTCGATTCTGTCTCTTGCCGTGGCCAACAAGCAGATTCTCATACAAAACGACCAGTTCAATCCAGACCCTTTCAAGTTCAACTGTCTCAATGGAACCGTGGATCTCCGCACTGGCCAGCTTTTGCCTCATAATCCAGAAGACATGATAACCAATCTTGCCAATGTATCGTTCGACGAATCTGCCAAGTGCTCGAAGTGGATGAAGTTTCTCGATGAGATCATGCTCGAAAACAAATCCATGATTAGCTCGTTGCAGCTTATCGTTGGATATTCCATAACCGGCCTGACATCGGAGAGATGCATATTCATCCTGCACGGATCGGGTATGAATGGGAAATCTGTGTTCCTCGATACTCTGTCTGAAATCATAGGAAACTACTCCGCTGTTGTCCCGGCCTCCACGCTCATGCAGAGAACCAGCGTCTCGATACCCAACGACATAGCAATGCTCCACGACAAGCGGCTTGTAACAGCATCTGAGTCAGACGCATCGGCGTACCTGGCTGAGTCTCTAGTGAAATCAGTCACAGGTGACAGAAAGATAACGGCGCGATTCCTTCACAAAGAGTTCTTCGAGTTCACCCCAAAGTTTACTCTGTTCTTGGCAACAAACCACAAGCCCGGCATCAAGAGCATGGAGCAAGCAATTTGGACCAGGATAAGGATGATCCCTTTCAGGTTCAAAGTAGACAAAGAGAACGAAGTTCCTGACCTGGACGAATCTCTACTCTCTGAAAGCTCCGGTATTCTGAATTGGATGATAGAAGGATGCCTGAAGTGGCAAGGCGGGAAATGCAAGATGAGGCTTGCGATGGAGATAGAAGACGCGACCGATCAATATAAGGCTGACCAGGACATCATACAGATGTTCGTGGACGATTGCTTGGTTGTAGTGGGTGGCAATGAAGTGACGAAGGATATAGTCTACGCCAGGTATAGGAAATGGTGTGAGGATACTGGCCACAAACCTTTGGCGTCGAACAAGCTATCACATGAACTTCATGAAAGAGGGTTCGTCAGTGCCAGGACGAGAGACGGAAGATGCTGGAAAGAAATAGGAATCCTGGTAGACGCCGGCAGATCTCAGGATTCCTATTACGAGCCTACTCCGTATTGATTCACACAGATTCGATCAGATCTATTAGGACATCTGCCTCATCCCGGCTGCGGGTATTCATAAGTGCATTCAGGTAGTTGAGCTGATCTTTCGCCATGTGAGTTTTCAGCCATCTGCGAACCTTCCTCCTCATAACTGGATGAACATCGTTCGTGGCGCCGGCCGCCTCGACAATGGCATCATACCCGCCATGGCCCGTGGTTCGTTGGAAATACTGGCCTGGTATATGCCGCATCGGAAGCAAGATCCTGGCCCACGGAACAGAGCAAATATGATCCATGAATCTGATAGCTTTTGATATGTACTTCATCGCTCTGAATGTTTCGGTCGTAGGGCAAGCAAACATCTTCCACCCGAAGTTGCTTGCGTCGATAAGTTCCATGGTATCTATGGGTATGCCGACGGTTACCATTGAACCTGGATCTTCTAGGTTCAGGTTGTTGTGATCCGTACCATGAAATGAAACCCAACTAGCGAATCCGCTCTTGCCAAGAACCCACATTATCCATGCACCGAGGCAAACCGATTGATGAGTAGTCTCGCAGATGATGAGAATCTCTCGATCTTTGTCTACCTTGGACAGTTCGTCTATGCCGCAAAACATCTTTGGCTTGTAATCAAGGGCGCGGAAGGGATTGCCTACCGCGCCCCATGAAAACAGCCGATTCTCGTCGATTCGGCTACTTTTCATTTGTTGGTTCCTCCGAAATCAATACGGGGCTTCATCAGGATTGACCTGCACGCCAACCACTTCTGCTTCGGTTTCGGTAATCTCAGCCGTAGACATCGAGTCGAGCTGCTCGACGAATCCCTTGGTAAGCTCCATTACGTTCCTAGCGTAGTCGGCCGGCACGCGGCTTCCTTCGTCCAGGAGGAGTTCCAGCTTGACTTCGTGATAGTTCGCCCGTCGCTCAGTGTACATCTTTACGGGCGCCAAAAACTTTGGGTGGATGTCGGGGCTGTCTTTATCGACGATCTTCTCGGACATAGCTTTGCGCTGCGTGAGAACCGCCCTTAGAGCCTTGACGCTGGTTCGCTTGAATGTATGGACCACCACTTGTTCCGATCCGAGGATCCAAAGAAGAGCGGTGTAGAGCGTCGTGCATTCGGGCGGCTCGTTCTTGTTTCCCCACGAACACTTGGGGCAAGCGTCGATCCACCTTCCGCCAACCTTCTTCCGGCACGGACCTGGAAGCATACCGTCTCCGCCGTCCGGCATGATGCCGTCGCTTGAGCTACACGTCAGAGGTTTCTTGACTCCCACCTGATACGGTTTATAGAGAGCCTGCCTGGGCTTTCCGATGTAGAGCATCAGGACGGCAGGGTTCTGATACACTTCCCCTGTAGCCGTATTAAAAAACTCTCCCTCCTTGGCCTCAAGCGGCATGTTTTCGGTGCCGCCTTGTGCTGCCTTCAGCATCGGGATCTTAGGTCCGATGAAATCTTCCACAGGATCATCCCACATGGAATCGTACGCAGGGGACACTGACATCGGCTTCGTCTTCTGAACCTTGGTCTCTGCCATGGAACACCTCCGTTTTAGTTGCCGTTGTCTGAGATCGAGAACGCATCCTCGAATCCCAGGTGCTTCACGGTACAAGCATGACTCATTTTGCACATCGTGCATTTCGTCGGGCTTTCTTGCTCAACGAACAGGTTCATGCGAATGATCTGAATCAACCTGAATATCTTGGTGAGTCGGTCATCGTACTCTGCTGGGCTTCGGTGTATTTCTATATCTGGCTCACCACGGAGATCGCCCTTTTCGAAAACCAACCCTGCTTTCTTCACCTTGCGTTTGTAAGGTAGCAGGTTGCGAAGCATGTACCAGCTCAATCTCTCAGGATAACAATCGAAACGCCTGAGATCGCCGTCGTTGGTTTCGAACGTCGCGTGCTTCAGAGCCAGTCCGTACGTTGTTGGCGCCTTGGCGACCGATAGATATGCCTCCGGAGGTGGGGTTTTCCAGTATTTGAGATCAGGGATCCAGATCCCTCCGTTCGGCCCAACCCGCAACTGATCGACCGTGCCAGTAAACCGATACCGAGTCCCAGTATTGGGATGTTTGAGCACAGAGTAGAACGGCATCTCGACCCCGATGATGGTTTCCGATCTATTCCTCTCGATGTAGTTGCCCAAGACTTTCAGCGCATCATCCCTCGATTTTGTCATTTCTTCGTCTGTGACATCGGCAGACCAAGGTAGATTCGATTCTTCGCTGCGGTCGATCTCTTCTGACCACGTTTCATCGAAGATGTCTCCCCAGTCCCCGAGCTTATTCGTGGCGTGAGCTGTAGCAATTGATTTGTGCAGGATCGTACCCACGCTTGAAGAGAAGTTTCGTGACCGAGGCTCGATCATGTCAACGTACTGAAGCTTGTACGCCCACAAGCAATCACAGCTACTCAGGCGGCTGGAGGAGTATACCGTTTGATCCTTGCATGGCTCGTCACCCTCCAAATCTTTCCACACCTCGCTGGTCTCTAGGTCCTTTATCCGTGCCAGATAAGTCATAATTCCTATCCTTTCTTGGTCTGTGGCCACAGTCTACCATGCATGCATCATGGAGCGGACCTGTTGCCCATGCCATATTCACCCTTGCAATCACCTCATGATGGAATGCACAATTCCATATCGTTTCAAAGGCTGACCTCTTCCATCCCTTCTCTTCAATGAAATGGCGCTCCACCTCGAACTTGCTGCCCTTGCGAGGAAGCCGATATAACTCTGCAATGTGGTAGACGAACTCTCGCCATGCTTTGTCGTTGACCCTGCTTGCTGCGTCGATTCTCGCCAGATTGGCAAGGTCAAGATCATTCATGGACGCAGCGGCGTTTCCCTTTTTTCTTTTGCATGAGTCTAAGATAGAAACGATCTCAGCAGCGTAAGACTGCGGATCCGCTTTGACCTCGCAATCGAGAGCGGAGTAGACTGTCCAGTCTACCGATTTCAGGTTGTCTTCTATCAAACTGCGCTTCGAAAGGGCTCGCTTGATACGAAACTTGACCCATGGAGTCTGCTTGAACGTGTGCTTCGGGCAGTTGTGCCAGTAGCACGAATCAACAAAGACAACGAGCCTCTCGTCTGGATAGATCAAGTCTCCAGGCCAATGATACGATCCGGTCAAGAAGTCAGCCCGGCCCAACAAGCCGATACACACCTTCAAGCTCTCCAAAGCTAAAGAAGAATCAACAACAGGAAAGTTCCTCATTTCTTCCCTTTCTTTGTCGTCAATCGGCTCCACTTTTGCCCTCCTTTCTGTGGCCTATTTTACCATATCCTTCATGGCATTCAAGCCGTAACTTTTGCTCTCTACATAATTCGCAATGTCGATCTTTTTGGCCAGCGTTGCTAGTATCTTTTCATCGACCGTTTCTTTTGCAATTATGTCAACGATCGTGACACTATTTTGTTGCCCGATTCGGTGTAATCTATCTATGCACTGGTGCCGTTGCATAGGTGTCAATGGTAGATCGACAAAGATTTGAAGGTCTCCGGCTTGTAGGTTCAGCCCGACGCCAGCGGTGTCCATCTGACATAGGAGAATGGACTCGTCACGTGCCGCCCACTGCACGATCTCCTCTTTCCGAGATGCAGTGGTCACACCCCCGTGAATTAGGCCCACCTGGGCGCGCCTGAGCATCTCAGCTGCCTTTTTGAGAACATCGACGTACTGGAACCACATGACGCAGCGGCGCCGGCCGGAATCTTCCCACGCTTGGATCGCTTCTGAGATCTTCGTCAATTCCTTCGACCAGCTTTTTTGTCCATCCCCGCCCTCGCTCACCAGTCCATCAGTAATCTGCCGAAGCCTGATGAATCGAGTAGTGAACTCTGCCGTTTGCGAAATCGTGGGAGGTTCTGATACGTCATCTTCAAGCCAGGTACGCATGCTATCCTTCATTCGCTTGTAAGTCTTCTTCTCTGTAGGAGATAGCTCCACTATCCTTTTCTCGAATAGCTTGTCTGGCAAGTCGATGCAGTTTTCTTTCTTGCGCCCAAGGCTCACTCTGGAGAGCTTGTCGGCAAGAAACCCAAGATTCTGATACCGGCTAATACCTCCGAACTTGTTGCGAATGATGTAGTTACGCTCGAAATCGTACCAGTAGAACCCAGCCAAGCCCGGCCGCACGATGTTCATGAGGCTCCACAGGTCTTCCGCTCGGTTCGCAATAGGTGTTCCTGTTAGCAACCAGAGCTTTCTTGGCGTGCTGGCTTCGACGATTTTAGTCACTTTGGCTCTTGCGTTTTTGAGCCTGTGAGCTTCGTCGCAAATGAGGATTGCGCCATCTGTCGCCTTGAGAAACGCATCCGAGAAGAACCTGAGACTCTCATAGTTTACGATAATCCATCTATTGCCGTCGTATTCGTTGGCTTTTTCGACTACGTGAAGGATTGATTCTTTGCGAATCTTCGTTGGACCTTTCGGAACAAGGACCATCGCCGGAACCGTTGAAAACTTGGCTATCTCTTCGGCCCACACTTCCTTGACCGTGTTCGGACACGCCACCACGATTACGGATCTCTTTTCCAGGTTATTAGCAGCAGTAATAGCTTGTGCCGTTTTCCCTAACCCCATATCGTCTAGCAACATACACCAGTCAGAAGCGATGAGCCATTCAACTCCGTCAACCTGATGAGGGAATGGCTTGTGTTTCCATTCGACATGCATCTTAGCTTCGATTCCGCCGTTTCTGGCCTGCTCAAGAATTGTCCGGGCTTCTGTTTCTTTTTTGTACCATTGCGCCATTTCAGGAGTCATCGTCACTTCGGCGCCGTAGTGCTTTATTGAGGTTGAAATGTGATTCAGGATGTCAAGATCGAGGGGGAACTCCCAATACCCTCCCTTGAACTTGCATCCATGGACGTCTCGCAGCCAAGAGCGCAGCATGTAAGTTTCGTTGCACCTCTCTGCTATAGCTCTGCGCCTCGCTTGGTCAAGAATGAGTTTCATGCCTGTTTCTCCATGTGTTACGATCATCCTATGAGAGAAAATAATCATCTATCAAACGATGTCTTGTCTCTGCTCGTTGCCGGCGGCGATCTGCCGAATAAACAAAACATCGCACCAATGAATGAGCAATTTGTAGACGAAGACCTACTGAAACAGATAGGCGCTCTCGTCGCAGAAGGCTCGTCCGTTGACAAGATCGCAAAGGTGCTCGACGCTCCTGCTGACAAGATCTCAGCAACATTGCGTCGGGAAAGGCGCCGCATCGCTATCATCCTGATGTCTGGCGTCGCAAAGAACCTCGCAGTCTACGCCAACAAATACTACGGAATCATTGATGTTGTTCTGAAAGAGATCGAGCGCCGGCTATCTGACCCCGAAATCCTAGCTGAAACCTCAACAACAACCCTGATAAAACTCCTCAAGGTGTCTCATGATTGGATCAAGCCAATGAATGAGAACCTTGTGCTCAATCCTCCAGAAGATCGCCTTCCAGATGGGGTTGTCCCTGGAGGGCTGAACGTCAATCAAAACACGTTCAATCTTCTTGTGTCTGAAGCCGAGAAGGTCAAGAACGTAAGCGAAAAGGCTGAACGTTCTATCTCTTCTCGGCGCAAGACCAAACGAAAGATCGAACCCAAGGCAACAGCGCCCTACGACTATGACATTGAAGTAGAAGATCCTTCAGATCTTCCACCTTAAGTCACGAAGTCCATCGCAGGCACAGTCACGCCCGCAACCTGGACAGCGTACCGGGCCGGGTTGAGCATCAGCCGCCCGCCCTGGAACTCACGCCACCAGACTTCGTTCTTTCTCCGCGCTGGGATCGTGTTCTTTCTCCGCGCTGGGATCGTCGGCTCGCCGAGTGCCTGGAGCGTGTCGTAGACCGGGTGCCACCCGTTCATCCGCTCCCAGTGTCCGGGTGCGTCCATGTGCCGGATGCAGATCGCATCGAACATCGTGCAGAGGCATCGAACATCGTGCAGAGAGCGGCATGGAACCGCGTGTATTGATCGACCACGTCCGAGCCCCACTCGGGCTGCGCGAACCCCTCCAGGATCGACGGGTGCGCTTGCATTCTCTCGATCCAGTAGTCCCAGCGAGTGATGTACGCGCCGCCGGACATGTCATGCGAGTCCACAAGGTCCGGGAACTCCGGCCGCACCATCGCGCCTTCGAGCTTGTTGAACGTTGCGTACTCAAGGTCATCGGGCCGCACGAACGCGCCATGCCGCCCGTTCAGCGTGATGATCCATTTCTTCGATCTGTTGCGCACCTTGATAACTGACATGACCTCATCGAAGAACCGATCCCAGTGTACGCTCGCTCCGCCCCAGCCACGGCCCACTACCCACTGCGGCATGATGCACCGCCGTGATAGCATCTCCAGCATGACGCCGTGGCACCACGGAGTCTCGCGTAGTGACTTGAACATGATCCGCGCAATCCTGCCGCCATCGACCACCTTGTGATCCCATACGGACTTGCCGCTGGTTGTCTGCACGAGACGGCCGCTCTCATCGCGCAGCCAGCCGTCCACCGAGTCCACGTACTCGCACCACGATCGGTCTGGCTCCCAGTACACGCCTCGATAGCACGCCTCCAGGCCGAAGTTGCGCAGCACGGTCGCACCGGGCTTGATGTGCCCTCCAGCTTCCTACTCTGAGCATGGTCCCTCCTCTCCTGTCCACTCGCCCCGGTCGATGTGGCCCGTTTGTGGCCCGTTGGTGGTCATGCGTCCTCCTCCGGTTGAACAGTCAAGTCTACCTTTCCTTCCCCTAGTCGTCCCGGACGCTCTTCATCATCGCCTCGATAAGCTGCACGATACCGGGCCACTCGTCCTTGTCGAAGCGGATGCCTCCGCCGGCTTGCGTCACTTCGACGAACTCACCAGCGCCCTCGTCTGACAGCTCGATGAGCGTCGCCCTCTCGTCATGTAGGCCTGCGCCCTTCGGTGCGATTATGTAGGACACAGCCCGGACCTCGTACTCAGTCATTGTTTCCCTCCCAGGAACCGTCAAGTAATCCTTGATTGTTCACCGTACCTCCTCAAACTCCATCTCCCACTAGGCCGTACAGATCAAACAAGGCTGCTCTTCTTGCTCCGGCCACATGTCTATCTGCGCTTTGGTTGCAGTGCGCAACTTATCCAACGGCCAATGCGACCATGTGAAGCCTTTCTCGGTGGTCCGAATGCTCTGGCGCTCCCACTCCTCGGCGACGGCATACAAATTAGGATGATGCTTCAGAAGCCCACGCCAGTCAGCCTTGCGCTGGAACGGGCAGCAGAAACAACTCACATTCGTGCGCCACTCATATACCGGGATTAGCATGTCGTGCTTTGCGCACAATGCCTTCACGTCTGACTTTCCCATTCCGGCGTCTACTAGTGGCCAAGTCGTCTCGTGCTCTCCGGCCCTCCGCTCTGGTTGACGTTGCCGCTTGGGCTCGTCGGCACGTATACCGACTGCAACGCGCTGGATCTTTTCAGCGGCCATCCAGAAATCGAGCGGGATCATCTTGAGCACGCGGGTACACCAGCGGCACCGATTCCCAGGCAACAAGTATCCGTATCCAGACAAGAACTTGTAGAATCCACCGTCGCTGACCACGTGGAGCGGCTTGCCGACGTACTGCGCCAGCCTTGGCAAGAACCAGTAGACCTCTGGCAACTCTGCCCCAGTGTCAGCAAACAGAAGCTCAAAGTCTTCGCCGCGCTCATGCAGCAGCAAAGCGATGGCCGTGCTGTCCGCGCCGCCAGACACGCTAACAATGAGTCTATCAGACATGCTCAAACTCCATCTCCCACTCAGCCCCACGCGGCAGCGCCTCAAATGCAGCCGGCGGCACACGCTCGATGTACATCCCGCCGAACAGACGCGGCCAGCGCAGATGCTCGGGCAGGGACAGCCGGTGATACTCGAAGCACGCAGCCACGCCGCCTGAGCACACGGTGCGAGCGGTCCCGGCATCGAAGATGCGTGTGAACTCGCCGTCAGGGATCCCAAGCAGCCGGTTCAGCATGATGTCCACCAGCTGACCGCGATCGTACTTGCGGCCGATCAGGTTCGCGGCAGCGCATAACAGGTGCGCATCGCCGTCTATGCTGTAGTCGTGGAACTTCGGCCGCATGATCTTGATGTTCTCTGGTGGGTACATGGCCTCGACCTCAGCCCACGTCTCCCACTTGCACACCGGGTCCGTGACGGACATGATAAGATCCCGGTCGATACACAGCCGCGTGTGAGTCCTCGTCCACGCCGGATGCGGGTAGCCTCGCAGCCATCGCTGGTAGGCGTGGATGCCTTGCGTGACGGTCCAGCGCGAGAGCTTGTGCCACGAGAGTCCGAACGGGGCGATGCCGGTGGTGTTGATTACGTCGCCGGGTTGCGGGGTCATCCCTCCTCCTCCCCGTCGGCCATGGCCGCATTGTGGTCCTCGGCGATCAGACGTGCTGCCATTGCCGCCTGCTTCATGGTCGCGTTCGTCGGTACAACCATCATGATTTGCCGACCGGTCCTGTCTAGCACGCACGTGCCACGAGCAATCCACTCATAATCAGACATCTCACTCCCCTCCCTTGTACGGCTTCGGGATTCGGTAGGCGGTGACGTGTCTGCCGTCATACGGCGAAAACCGACCTCCGACACCTGAATACTTCCAATAGGTCGTGCTGGGAGAGTGTTGGATCACTCGCACCTTGTTCGAGAAAGTCACCTCCACACTCCGCCCGTCCTTGAACTCCTCCGGGATCTCGCTCAGCCCGTTGACCGGGGTCCAGTCGTCCTGCGTCTCTGGGAATGTGCGCACATCGGTAGCCCCCAACACCAAATCGGAGTCCAATAACCATCGTTCAATGATCGGATCCCAAACCAACAATAGTCCGCCAATAGTAGCTTTTGCTGTCATCTCACTCCCCTCCCTAGTTAGACCCGTCTAGTCTGTAAAGTCCGCCCCCCGCCCGCGGCCGTGCTCACAAGCCTGCAATGACCGCGAGAGCCTGCCCGTAGCCTCGTACTCTACTCGCGCCACCGGTTCGACGGCCGGCTGTTCGGCGCTGGTGTACTCGTCCACTGACCGGACGCGGGCGGGGTGGTCTCCTTTCTTGTCCCAGCGGGACGTAGCCTAGTCGTTGCGCGCAACCTCCGGTTGGCTGCCGTAGCCTAAGCCGGAGCCGTAGCCTAAGCCGGAGCCGTAGCCGTAGCATAAGCCGGAGCCGTAGCCGTAGCCTAAGCCGGAGCCGTTGCCGGAGCATCCATTACGCATCTGTTACTTCGCTCTCTCCGCTAACTGACGTACCCATTCTTCTCCCAATTTTTCAAGGTCCGGAGGAAGCGGTATTCTGCCCATGTACCATAGCCAAACAATTCTCATTAGCCCCCCGAACTCTATCTGTTCGTCTCTACATCGCTCGCAATCGTAAAGATATCCATGCACGTTACAACCGAGTGATGATGAATACTCAAGTGAGCATCTGTGCTTGTGACACCATCCCCACTTTGCCGGCGGAATGCTCCAGTCCTTGGTCCGTGCTGCACCTGGCCCATACCTGCGCGCCGATTCCTGATTCTTTCGCCTTATGATCTGTTCACGATGCACTCGTATATCTAGCTTCCAATTTCGAGCTTGAGCTTCCGTCGCAAGTTGCAAGTTGAGCCAACCCCTGCCTTGTGATTTCTCCGCTGTGTATCGCAATCCGTTGATCCGTCCTGGAAAGTTGATCGACTGCGGCACAAACGATGCGTGATGATACTCACCCTTGAGAACTCCAGATGGCATCGAATATTATCCTTTCCTCCACAGAGCCACTTCCCGCTTCACTGTCTCCGCATCGGATTTGACATCGTCAGCCTCCAATCCACTTAGCCACATCGGAGACACATTGTACACATTTGCAAGGGTAAGTAGCAGTACAGCACTAGGATACTGCGTTCTCGAATTACCCAGGTTTGCTTCCAATCCGTACAGAGTAGCGCGGGATGCGCCTGTGATTTTCGCCAATTTATCAACTGTCAATTCAGCCGCCTCCCTGCATGCCTTGATCCTAGTTGCAGCCCTTTTTCTTGTCTCCCAAGTGAGATTCATGATGCCCTTTCTGCCATCCACTTGGATTGTCGCACGGGGGAGACTTGACGTCAACATCATGGTTGACTCCGAATCGCCTTCAAGGTATGATATTTTTGCTGCTGGGAAACGAGTCTGCACCTCCGCCCCGGTTGCTCTCCGCTGAAAGGGGTGGCGATGGATTTTACCTCGCCACCCCTCTACCTTAGCCAACATTGAGCTTTGACTCTTCAAATGCAATCGAACTGTCCAGCTCGCCGATGATGTTTCTCGCCATCGTGATTTGAGACTGAAAACCCTCCAGACTTTTGCCTTCCTTGACACGTTTGTCCCGTGCCGCAAGGGCTGCTCGCTCCCATGCCTGGGCAACTTCCAACCCGCGCTTCATGCCGTCTACGTAACTTTTCATCGCATCCTCCTACGTTTCCGCGTCCTCGTGCCGAACCTCCACTACGTTCCTGGGCTCGCCCCCGTAGCCGATAGCACCCACCCCTAGCTCATCCATGATCTGTAGCCACTCGCCCTGTGACACGCCGTGCCACTGATAGTCCGGGCCAAGGGTGTCACCCTCGTCGGTGATGAGCCGGTCCTCCTCGTAGTACGCCCACGACAGGTGTCCGCCGTGGTTCGCCGTCTGTTCATGCATCCAAGCCAGGATGCGTGCTACTCTCTCTTCGCACATCTCACGCCTCCTCTCCGTTGTCCGAGCCGAGGTGCCGCAGCAGTCGTACCCACGGCACCCCGGCGGCTGACGACCCTCTATTTGCTGGTATCGGGCTCCGGCGGAACGATAAAGGACAGATCAACCAGCGTTTCGTAGGTGCCCGATGTGCCGCAGTTTCCGATTCGCGCCGTCTTTCGATTCACCTTCAGGACCGTGCCTCGGCCGAAGTGGGCTGTCTTTATGTCGTCGCCAGGTTTGATCCTGGCCCGGACGTAGTCGCGCAGAGCCTGGCGCTTGGCGTCGGCATCGCCTTTGACGCGCACGCTACTGCGCAGGCTGGCGGCTCGTCCACGCATGGACCTGGCTTTAGCCATAGACTCACAGGCCCGTTCGTCCGCCCTGTTCATCCGCTCGCGCAGCGGGATGCGGCCCGGCTGAGTGATAAATGCCCAATCCCTACGGATTTCTGGGTGCGAATTGAGCTGCCGCTCCGCTCGCTCCTCTCGCTTTTGTGCCCAACCGTCCAGACGCTCGGCCTTGCGCTCTGCGCCTTCGAGTCTGTATTCGCGGATCTCCTCCGAATCGGTAGGCATACAGTCCGGGCAGAAGATCCCCACTCGACGCTCGTATCCTGCTCGCTCGCCTGCGGCAATCTCGGCGCCGCACTTGCGGCACTCTCCGCCATACTTCAGGCTCTCGATGATTCGCATGGGACTCTCCTTCTTCTATGGGCTCCTGCTAGGGTCTCCTGCGTCCCCAGCACTCATCAATCCTCCGGTCCAGGCTCTCGATCGCCTCATCCACGCGCTCGATCGCCTGGCGCCGCTCCTCCGTGTCGAGCCCGGTATACGGTCCAGGGATCCCCGCCGGCGTGTGCCGGAATGCGCGGAGGCACTCGATCAGCTCCTCCGCCGCTGATATGATCCGGTCCGATTGCTTCATCTCACAACTCCTCTGTCGTCTCTCCGCGACCCCAGTTCGTGATCGCAGCCCCGAGATACGGCTGGCACTCGGGCCTGGGTTGACCCATCGCAGCGGCCAGCCGGTCCGCCTCTCGGGCGGCGAAGGCCACCGTCGCCTCCGGCACGTCTCCCGCGCCGAAGTCTGCGGTCTCGCAGAGCCCTTCAAGGTCTCGCTCGACCCGGCACCTCTGCCGGGGCGTGACCTGCTCCAGGTACCTCCCTTCTTCCCAGATCAAGGCATCGTTTCGACACTCACCCAAGAGAGATGCCCCAAGCTCATACTCGACCTCCTCGCGGCTCGGCCCATCCACCAGTCGGATGGACTCATGAAACCCGTACCACCGGGTCGAGCCGGTGACCCGGTAGGTCTTGGGCTCGCCGGCGTACCGCCGGACCTCCTCGACCGTCAACTCCCGCCCCCGCATCTCGGGAGGCACCGCGAGAGGAACGACCGTCACCATCTCGGCCTCTGCCGCCAGCTCCAGAGGCAGCACGCCGATCACGTGCCGCCCCCGGACCATCTCGGCAGTGGCGTGACCGACTACCTCGGTCCCGCCCTGTACGATTCCCCGCTCCAGCAGGAGCTGGATCAGGGCCGGATGCCTCGTTACCACTATCTTCTCCATCTCACACCTCCTAAACGTGGAAAGGGCAGCGCACTACTCCGCGATCTCACTGTACTTCCTCATCGGGAGCCCCCTTCCTCTAGTCGTTGCGACCGTGGCCAGGCTCGCCGTAGCCGTAGCCGGAGCCGGAGCCGTCGCCGAAGCCGTAGCCAATGCCGGCGCCGTAGCCAATGCCGGCGCCGTAACCGGAGCCGTAGCCGGAACCGCAGCCGGTGCCGTATCCGTCGCCGTCGCCGAAGCCGTAGCAGTCGCCGGAGCCATC